ACCCCTTATGGCCCTCCGGTTCCGCAAGGAACTTGGGAGGAAGACTCGTGAGAGTCTACCCTAACTTTTGAGGTATGTAGCACCTCGTCCTTTTGAAAGAAGGTACGATAAACTTTTTCCTACCAGGTTTCTCCTTTACTGGGGAACCCCTCTAACCACTAGCTTTCTTACTACGGATTCTTCTTCCTGTTTTTGCCTTAATCTTTTTGTAACTAGGTAGTATACAAATACTACTTAGAAACTTTGTTATTAAGGTTGAGACAAAGAAGAATGATTCTAAATCGAATCAGCCTCGGGTGAGTTTCTTCCTATCGTCAAGGGAAAAGGTCTTTATCAAAGAACCTGGTCCTCGACTTAGTATAAGAAATTCACTTACGAGATCTGTAGTAAGTCTGAAAGTAGGTAGAGGTTGACTGAAAAGTGCGGTTAAGTTAATAGTATTACAACTATTGCTGACCCAATCTCTACGTTGACCAAGAAAATGGTGATAAAACATTTCCTCAACCTTCGTCTGTATATCTAGTCAGGGTGACCTGAATAGAATTCAAACCTCAGAGTACTCACTAAGAAATGTGTGAGTCTCAGAGGGGAGATTAGGATAGATCTTAAGTATGTCCTGACAAACTAAATTGTTGTCATAGGCATATTTAAGTCTAGTTGCAGCCCTCTGTTGATACAGTTGAGTTATTGCGACCGAAGCGAAAGTTTCAAAATCTTTCCTTAATTGCTGGGGGTAACTTGTTACCAGAAGGTTAAGTGGACTATCTCAAGAGGATAAACCATCTTCGCAAGAAGAGGGCACCCTTAAGAGTGTAGGATACTTACCTTTATTTCAATTTAGAAATAAATTGAAACCCAGTATAGTAGTAAAACAATACCTCCTTGACCAAATGGACTCATTATGTCCGCCGATAGGAGGGTGAATAAGTTCCAACCTGACTCAGTAGTGTACTACTTCATCAAGTTGGACTGCTACTTGAAAGAGAGTGGTCCAAAGGTAGAGATACCCTTGGAACCCTCCTTCTTGTAAAAGTCCAATTGGCAAGGGAGATAAGTCAACACCATTTAGTACTAATTTAGAGGCAAACTCTATTGGGACCATATCACCGTGAGGTGATATAGTCTTAGTAGAGCTAATCTCTAAACCTAAGGAAAGAATGAGTGACTTGTACCTGGAAGCAACTTTCTCATCCGCAATAACAACATCATCCCCCAGGACTGCATAGTCCTGGAAGTTTTGTTGGTTAACGCGGTAGGCTGCAAGTAGAATAAGTAAATGGTGGGTTACAGCTATTGAAGTCCAAGATGAATAAATACCTATTCCTTGACCAGTATTGTACCTTACGGTACCCTGCTGACCATGGAATGGATATTTAACCATTAAGGCTTCTCAAGCTATACACCCTAATTTACTTATACCTATCAGATTGAGTACCCCTGACTGTAAAGTCAAAGGTATTCGATCTGTAGCAGCTGACAAATCAAAACATCAAGTACCCTTACCCTCTGCATGTCATTTCTGACATACAGGGATAATACGACCTTGGTCGAATGTGAAATCAGTTCTTAATTTCTTAAGAATTGACAACATAGACTCGGCCAGGGGTAGTAAGGTAGCCTGCGTGAGCCAATCGGCTATAGCAATATATCGAACCTTTCCAAGGCCGTCTGAGAATACCGCAAGGGATCGTAAGAAACCTTGTTTTAAACTCGTCTGAACCTTGGGGGGGTAAGGTATATCTAGTATCTTTATTAATTTGTCACGACCTATTCAATCTAAGATACCTCTTACGGTAGTGATACCATAAGACGGTCGAAAATTGAATATACGTCGAAACT